CAGATAGGTTAATAAGATGAACATTTCTCTGTATTCTCCTTACATCTTGATTCATTTTATTTAAATCAAATATGATTTCGGTTTTGAACCGCAGTTTTTGAAACCACGCCACAAACTAACCCAATAATCAATAGCTTTTCACCTATTGCATAAAATTGAGATAGTTCTGGGATAGCCATTAATCCTGCTCCAATCGCGCCAAGAGTAATTCCGAAATAAATTAGTTTTTTAAAGTAGGAAGGAGTTTCTAAAACAAGCCTTCTTAATGTTTCCTTTGTGAAATTCATGATTTTATAGTTTAATTGTTACCAACGTGCTTCAGTTCCCCGGCAATCATAATGCACAAAGGAGGGATAAACACCCACGCCGCCCTGCATCATTTTACCATCCTTAATTAAATCCTTAATGATGTCAGCTAACTCATTCGGTGTGTACTTTGAAGTGACTAAATCTGCCGCCTTTGCCAACTTATGCTGGCTTTTCGGACTGCCACCAATAGACGCATTATAAGCCTCTGTACGATAGGCAGAATTTAAAGTGATAGGAATATCAACGAAGTCCCTAAGTGCTTGTAGCTGGGTTGCTAATAGCCTCACATTTGCTTCTAATGCTTCGGGGACTTTACTGCCATCCTTGCATTTAAACTCGCGGATGTGAAAGTTAGTAGTTAATTGTCCTGCACTCACTTTTTCTTGCTTAAGATATTCTCAACAATCCCAATGATGAAGTCAATAATCTTGCGTTCCAATTTTGGGAACACAACTCTCAGAACCCACGATAAAACACCTGGAACTGCTTTCTTAATTTCAGGCATGAGGTTTACTTTTACCTCGTTTTCGATAAATTCAATTTGTTCTGCTTTCATGTTATTTTATTGGTTGCTTTAATATAATACCTTATGGCAAATATTCCACTGACAATAGCGACCAGAGAAGCTAATAAAGTTACTATTGGTTGTACATTTGCAATACTTAGCATTGCACCTGATACAGAAACTACGGTCGCCAAATCGGCGTTATTATTTGTCATCTTTAATTTGAGGTTGTAATTGTTTAACTAATTCAGCAGCTACTGCCTTAACTTGAATGTGTGGTGCAGTTGATTCCTCAATGACTGCCAATACTGCATTCCATTCAATCGCAGTCAATTCTACTGTTAACTTTTTCGGGTCTGGTTGTTTTTCTTCTTTCATAGGGTTGTTTTTATGTCAAATATGGTTAATTATTGCCTTGTGTTTGTGTATTTTTTAAAATGTCTATTTCTGCTTTTAATTCCTGAATAGACTTCACAAGCAAAGGTATTAACTCGGTATAAGAAAGCCTCAATCTTTTATCTTCATCATCATCCTCTGTAACTGCATAAGGGTAAGTCATCTGAACATCTTGAGCAATTAAAAACGCTCTTTCAACTGTTTCAAGATCTGTATTATACCTCCCGATAACTGTTCTATAATCTTTCAATGTTGTTAATGCATCCTGAATCGGTCTGATTATTGTTTTCTCGCGAATATCAGACAATGAACTCCATGAAGTACCGCCATTTGCAAGTTCAACCCCATTAGTTTGAGCAACAACCCTGATTTTAGAGGATGCCGGAGTTGATTGAATTTGAAAATAATTATTTGTGTTATCCCAAAAGATAACCGATTTGCCAGAATTGTTGTTATACCAATCTATTTGCGTGAATCGCTCACCTGCATTGTCTAATATTAATTGATTTCCGTTGGCTGCATCTATTCTTGCAGCATCATTTATCGTAACGGATTTACTAAAAGTTGATTCACCGGTAGCTGCTATTGTCAATCTTGGAGTGCCTCCTAATATTGTGCCAGTTGCAAAGATTGAGCTTCCAACCGATTCGTGGTATAAGTCATCGTTTGCGGAATAAACAACCGCTTTACCTACGCCTGCCTTACTCATGTATATTCCACCACCTGAAACTCCGTTTGTATTTACAAAGTTGTAATTAGTCAAGGTAAAGGGAGTTGATATTCCAACTCCAACTGCTCCGCTAAAAACGGCAGTTGTACCTGATAAAGCAGTTGCTAAAGTTATTAATCCGGTTGATCTGGTAATTGTCAAAGGTGTATCAATCAATGCACCAGCATCTGAGTATCTACGGATAAAGAAATTAGCACCAGCATCTGATCCTGATTCTGTTCCGCTGACCTCTAAGTTTATACGATTGGAATTATCTGAACGGAATGATAAACTTTTTGCAACAGATACGTTTGCATCTAAGTTCGCAATCAGCGCAGTTGCACCTCCATCAACGTGAAATTTTGTTGTTGGATTTGCAATGCCGATTCCAAACTCCCCAGTTTGCAAAAGAGAAACCAATTCTGCAGAATTTGCCTCGCTGAAAATTCTAAATCTATGATCAGACTGAACATTGCCAAGCGACCATTTATTTGTACCTGCACTTGCAAAACCTAAAAATCCGTTATTTGTTGATGTTCCGTTTATCCTTGCAATAATCCCAGATCCGAAAACATCCAGCGGCGTAGTTGGCGCATTTGTTCCGATTCCTAACCTATTGTTAGTATCATCATAAAACAAGTTAGAATTGTCCTGAATTAATGCACCCGAAGAACCGATAAATGGTAGAGATCCCAAAGTCAATGCAGTTGTAATTGTTAAGGTTGCAACCGAGCCAACTAAATTAATTGTACCATCAAATCCGTTTGCGTCACTAAATACTAAGGAGTTGATAATGTTTGGCGATAATTCAACATAAGCACTACCATTCCAGCGATATAATACGTTGGTATCTAAAGCAATGTAAATCGTATCAGCTACGCCAACCAGAGGGAAAGCCGCAAGGTTTGCGTATTCCTCCACAGTCCCGGTAAATAAAGAAGCCATCTGTGATAGCGTAATCTTTTTACTTATACCTGTTGTCGGATCTCCGATTATTGTCAAGTCATCCAGCGCTGGAGATAATTCAGTTGCTAATTGGTTTATTTTTTTCGATTCCATTAAAATTGATAATTTGAAGGTACTTGACATCTATCATTTAAGAACGGCACAGTTAAGGTAGTATCTAACTTTACACCGGCTAATAAATCGGGATCACTTTCTGTAAAAAAACTTAAAGGCATATTTGTTGAAGGCGTCCAGGTTACTATTGAATAATCCTCTGGGTATCTCAACTGCGCAACAATATCCCCGGATACTTGTGTCATGTCTGATAAAACTTCCGTTTCGTTTGTTTCTTCCATCAGCATCCGATCCATAAAGTACATACTAAACGAATATGCTATTTCTTTTGCGCCTATGGTTGCACCAGTCAAAGTAAAAAACATAGCCGGGTAAGTGACCTCACCATTGCTCAACCTCTCCCATACATCACCGAAATAAACAAAATTAATTTGTTCGTGATCGTTTCCCAGTTTGGTTAACTCTTTTACTATCTGATTTAACGTCATTTTTTTTAGATTTTTCTAAATAAACTTTTAGCTTATTTTGATTTTTGAAATTTATTTCCTTGCTCATTTAACAACATCCTATATTTCCCTGATAACGTTCTTCAAAAGTTTTCCTGCGCTTACCATCCTCCATATAATCATCATTACAACAAGCATCACCCAGATACATGCTGACTGTGTAACCTTCGTTATCAGGTTTAATCGAATCAATACCAGAACCAAAATTTAAATAATTAGGATACAAAACATTGTTCTGCTTTAGGTATTTAATCAATCTTTGCTTATAAAATTCCGCCCTCGCCTTGTATCTATTTGCAACATCAATCATGTCCTGCATTGAAGGCGATTCCTGATTTTCGCCAGTCTTTCTTAAAAGTCCTTTATTGTAAAATTGAAACGATAACCCTTGTGGCAATTCCGACATCACAAAATAAATCAAGCAATCCACAATGTAATCATCAAGCAAAGTTGTTTGAAGCTGGGTATAAGTGGCCGCCTCGACCGCAGTTTGTAATTCGTTGTATAATGCTGAACCTAATGCCGGCAGAATGTACATATCCTGAGCAGTCTTAATCTCAGGCAGAACTAATTTCTCATCTACGTTTGCATGTAAGCCAGTTCTATCTTTGATTGATTGAACGGAAATAAATAATGTATTCTTGCTCATTTTCTTGTAACTATATTAGAAACCCATTGATGTCTGCAACTCGGACTGTGTTCATTAGTTCCTGGCTCTGTGTACCAACCGCCTCGACGATCCCAGACTGAATAACCTAATCTTGCGCTTAGGCTTTCAATTTCTGAACGTGAATACATTTTATCGGCTTCCAACAAAGCCACACAAAACGGCCTGCTTGTTTTCTTATCTCGGTTATTGAATCCTTTTTTCCATTCATAGGAATATCTAATTAAAATCTCTTTTGTTTGCGGCTTGACCTTTAAGAGAATATCTGCCAGCGGCTCTGTTAAAATATGCTCTGTGATTGTGTTTTCATCAATGCCCTCTCCGATAACATACTCATTCACTTGCACGTATCCGTTATCAACAAGTGATTTGATCACCAAATTAATCGTATCAACGCTTTGATCTAAAGTTGTTGCTAATACTTCCGGAGTAATGCGCTTATCCTTTGACATTAAGTCCAAAACATTCGCTTGTAACTGATTTACCTCAGCAAACATTTGATGCTCTGAATCATCGTCAAACCTTTCCTTTTGCTTCCAAATATTAAACCCTTGCTTTGCTTCGCCAAACTCAAAAAATGCGCTGAAATCGTCTGAGAATTGCTCTGCTTGGACTACCCGAACTGTATCCTCTACTGGTTGGTATTTGCTCATGTCAATTCCTGCCTTCTCCAATAACCACTCTTTAGGTGCAATTTCTTTAAGCAAGTTTTCGGTAAACTCTAAACCGATCGGCTCAGTCGGGATGATGCTTAATTCAGGTTCTGCAATACCACGATATTTAAAAAGCATATTGAAAACACTTTCTAAGTGCATCTGCTTACTATTTACATACGTATTTTTGAAAATCTCGTAACCATCTCGCATCTCTGAACGTGCACCCAACTTCCCAGCCTCAGCAATACCAAAAATCGAAGGAGTTGTGATCTGGTGACCGCTGAAAATATTAGTCTGAATCAATGAATCTACTCTGCCAAAATCCTCCTTAGTAATATCCGAAGTTCCAAGATCATCAACTATTGGCTTTCTCGCACTATCGTTTACGAACGCTAAAATGAATTTCTTTCCATCGGATCCCGAAAATCTGTTTGTGAAACGCTTTTCAATGTTTCTTTTCTCCTCATCCGAAGGCTCTCCGTTTGGTAAAGTAATTAGTTTACTTGCAGAAAAACCAGTCTGAGCATTACCCAAAACGTGCTTAGATATTTCGATATCTGATTCAATATAATTAAGCGCACCGAAGTAACCCGGCAAAGAATAAAAACCCATATTCGGTCTGTATTCCTTGATATAAAGAATCTGTTTTCCGTTTGGAATAGCTGGATTAAATGCTGGATAAACTTGCGGCTTTTCCAGACGATCAGTCCATTCTTCTTTATACCAAAATTGTGTGTTGTCCTTATTTGTTCTGATCTTGGTATAATCGCAATGCCAAATCTCTGATAATTGCCCGGTCGCTGAAAAGATAATCTCTAAATAATAACCGCCGAATAATTCCGCATCTAAAGAAACCTTCCTTGTCAAATCATTTAGGCTTTCCATTCGATTGACTTTCTCAATGAATGGCTCTGCTGCTTCGCTACCTTTCCAGCCATTTGCTGAAATATAATGCACCTTGCTTTTAATGATCGCATTATGCTTTGCAGACTTGTTGAAAAGATCAACTAAATAATTTGGGTAATCGTTACGATCTCCGTATTGAATATAACCCTCGCCTTTCTTTTCTTTAAATTCTGGTTGCCTTGCCTCCGCAAATGTGACTACTCTTAGATCCATTTATTGTCTGATTTTGTAAGTATCTGTTGTTGTATATTCTGTGAACTCAAAAGCAGTTCCAACTAATTCCATAATGCCTGATTCAAGCATATTTAATCCTGCAGGGTTTAGGTTGCTTGTGCTTGCTTGCTCATAAATTTGATAATCATATTGACCATTTAAAGCATTTGCAAAATTAGTATTTGTAACAAAGCTAAACTCATTGTACCGATCCTTGTAAACGCTTAAATCGGTATTGTTTAACCTCACAAATTTAATCTCTGTATTTGCGCTTCGATTCGTGAACACAAATAAATAATTCGGGTTAGTCAATAACTGCTTTTCAGTCAATGTCAATATAACTAAATGTGTTTGTCCTTTCGTTAACCTGATCATATAACTAAATAGCAAATCAATGTAAAAATTACAAAATAAAAAAACCGCTGACCAACTGATCAACGGCTTCCCCAAACACTAATGAAAAATTATACTCCCGGAGTTTCTAAAGCATTGTAAACAGTTGAAGTCACACTTGGTGCTAATGCTGGTTCTGAACCAGTAAAAGTCAAAGTAAATCCACTTCTATCGCCTTGTGCAGTTCCGGTTGAAGCTGCGTTTGCAGTCATATCAATACCTCGTGTTTTACCTAAGTACCAATATATTCCGTTGCTATCTTTTGCAACTGCAACCAAAGAGTTTTGTGCTAATAATAGCAACTCATTTCTTGTATTCGTTTGTAGCTTATTTAAAATGATCTGCAATTCTTGACCATAGAAAACAGTTCCGTTTGCAACAGAAGCAGTCATTGTCTGGTTAAACATTGAAG